TGTTCCACTAGATGTTCCACTAGATGTTCCACTAGATGTTCCACTAGATGTTCCACTAGATGTTCCACTAGATGTTCCACTAGATGTTCCACTAGATGTTCCACTAGATGTTCCACTAGATGTTCCATTAGATTCGGCAATAACAGAAGCAGAAGCAGGAGATGTAGTAGTAGGAGATGTAGTAAAAAGAGCGGAAGATGTATATGTAGGAGTTCCTGTCGGTATATATGTAGGAGTTCCTGTCGGTATATATGTAGGAGTTCCTGTCGGTGTGGGACTAGGAGTTCCTGTCGGTGTGGCACTAGGAGTTCCTGTCGGTGTGGGACTAGGAGTTCCTGTCGGTGTGGGACTAGGAGTTCCTGTCGGTGTGGGACTAGGAGTTCCTGTCGATGTAGAACTAGGAGTTCCAGTAGGTGTAGGTGTGGTGCTAGAAAGTCCTTCACGTATTTTTAAAAAGGACATTACTATTAATGTCCCAAAAAACAATATGATAATTGTGTGTATACAAAATGCAAAACCAACACTAGTCTCCTTTTTCATAAATAGTATATATTAGAAACATATTCTATTTATGATAATATCCAATTATTTTCTAATATCTGACATACAAATTTTGAGTTGAATGTTGTTAATATCTGCATTCAGAACACGTTTTGCTAAATCAGTAGCCAGTCTTTTCTATTGTAGTGAACATTCAATTTATTGGTGTAAAATATGTTTGGGATAGGTTACAGACCCACTCAATTCAGTATTCACTTTATTCTCAAAAGACGCATTTTGTAACTCTTCAATATGTTTTTTAAAAACAGCCATTTCGAGTGCATTTGCTTTTAATTTGGCGTTGAGGGTTGCATTAACAGCGTGCTGTTCTTTTAATTGTTTGTTTAATTCTGCGTTAGTATCCATCGTCGAAATAATTTTCTGACTTTGTGTGTTAACTTTATTGGTTAATGCAGTATTTTCGGTCTGGTCGCTATTATAATCAGTTGTCATGGTATTTAATTTACCCGTTAAAGAAGTGATGTCGGTTTGATCGTTCTTATAATCATTTATCTCATTGCCTAATTGCTGCCCTAAATTATATTCTTGATCCTCCGAAGACCAGTAGTCAGTTCCATCTTGATAAGTTGTATCGGTTCCTTGGAATAACTTAAGAATACCTGCTTCGCCTAAAACCGCTACATAATTACCAGATGCCTGCCCACCAGTGGTTGTACTCCACAAAGCCCCCTTAGGATCTTCGGGTGTGCCTTTATATATAACTAAATTACCATCATACTGCATTTGTGTAAAAGTTTGACCATATGAACCACTTGTTCTACTACTCCAAACGGCATCGCCGCTATTATCTGATGGACCGGAACCTTTATATATGACTAAATTTCCGTCACTTTGCATTACTATAAAGTATTGTTTGTCTGTAGATGCGATATAGTCATTGATCAATAATTTGTCTCCGGCATTTAAAAAATTTTTAGGAGCTGGACCCACTGTAGCGCCTTCACGTATAGTATGTAATGAATTACATATTAAATACAAGAAAAAACCTGCCAATAAGAACAATAATGTATGTTTTATTGTTAAAAATGGGGCAAAACGAGCCATTATATTATATATATTATATATAATGTTTGAACCAAAGCGCTTAAATTACAAAGAAGTTCCTTATATTCCGTGGAAAGGAAAAACATTTTCACAAATCACATCATCTATCAAAAAAAACAGTCCGTCTGATGTCGTAATGTCCGGAAAGCAACTATTTATGCCGCCTCCCTTAAAAATGTATCGTCGTGAGATTGGGACTCGCAGTCAACCTCCCGTGAATGGTCGGAATTCTTCTAGAATAGACATCTTGGATCGTCCCAGTGGTTATTTAGTCGTTGATAAAGAACAAGTGTGTGATTGCGATGGAATTAAGAATACATTAGACATTACTCTGACGAACAACAAAACCGAGCGCCCGGGAACGTGTAGCGGATTAACCACAAATGTGTGTTTAGACACCGCTACAAATGCACGACGTCGTGTAAGAAGTGCAGGAATGATACGACAAGTCGTAAACAAAAATAGTATTCCGGAACCGTATTGCACTACATCACAGCAATATTTAGCAACACGTGGTCGCACATTTGACCAAAATCAATTCAATTATTTACGCAAGGGAAATGCGGCGGTAAAGCCTGGTGCACCTGGTAGTGAAAATAATGTATATGTCGCAAATCAAGAGGGCATTAATTATTGTCCCGATCCAAGCAATAATTTCGTAGCTGTCCAATATAAACCCAATAATTTCAAGTTCGCCCAAGAGGGAGGCGTGTCTTCCAGTGCGCGCACATTGCGTCTTAATTATAATACAATTACAACCAATGGGGGCATATTTAGAAAGGCGTATGGTGCCCAAGTTGGTTCTGCATTATCTTACGGTATTTCGAGTGAAGCTTATACAGAAAAGGACAAAATTGGTGTTCCTGCTCCTTGTGTACCCAAGTTTTCTAAGTATGAAGAAGGATTTCAAAAATGCAGTGATCCATTACCACATTAGGTTACTCGTCGAATTTTATAAAATTATTACATCCTTTTCACAAAATATGTAATAATTTCCATTTTCGTTTTCTATTTCGAACGGGTTTTACGAAGATGATTTACTCTTCGAACGGGTTTTACGAAGATGATTTACTCTTCGACGAGTTCGCTTCCTTCTGTATTTTCTACCCCCATACTGCCCAGACGTTTTAAATTTTTGATAAGCATTTTTTATACTCGTCATATCCTTTGTAGTAAAAAGCTGATCCTTTATGAATGTTTTTAAGTTAGTATCTGTTTCCGGAGTCCATTTTATTGCACCTGCGCCTACAATTTTGATTAAATCACCTTCCTTGAAACCAATTACATTTTCACGAACTTTATGCATCATAAATACGAATAATTTTGCGCCATCTGAACTATCATTGATTGGTTCAGACAATTTATAATTCACGTTGGGCATATCGCCTAAACGTGTTTTATATTCATTAAACCATCCAGATTGAATCATATTGTATAATGATTTCGCAATGATTGTAAAAGCAATATACATATAATATACGGATGTTCCAGCGGTTGATGTAATTGCATTGGGTGGGTTCGTTTCATATTGACTTATCAACGTTTTTAACGCAGAAGCAGTAATTTTAGGTTGCGACGAAAACCAATGTTTTGAAAATAAATTTTTCGCATTTCCCGCAACATTTTCTTTGCCTTGTGCTGCATCTGTTACCTTTGACCCCCAACCTAACCACGTCCCTATGTTCAGTATAAACGCCATTTATATAAAATGATATTTTATATTTGAGTAATCTTTTGTTTTATGTGATAATCGTTGACCAATTCAGTCAAACCACGCATAAAATCCATGTGTATAGACCAACCCAAATCCTTGATTTTTTGATTGCTAATATAATAACGTTGGTCATTAAAGGGTCGGTCTTCCACGTGCGTAATCCAATTTTCGTGGTTGTCCGTGTTCTTCATCATTTGGATTAAAATCTTCGCCACATCTAAAACGGAATATTCCATATTTTCGTCACACCCAATATTATATATTTCGCCGACAACACCCTTTTCCAAAATTGTCTCAAACGCACGCACTGTATCACTTACGTGTAAAAATGCACGAACCGCACTACCGTCCCCTTGAATGGTGACTTTTTCATCTTGACCCAATAATTCGATAAATCGAGGAATAAGTTTCTCCGGATATTGATTGGGACCAAACACATTGTTTCCACGTGTAATAATAATAGGCATACCAAAAGAGTGATTATAAGATTGCGCAATTAATTCAGCACCTGCCTTAGTGGCTGCATACGGATTTGTTGGACACAATACAGAATGCTCGGTTTTATGCAATTCTTCTACATTGTTCATGGACTCACCATATACTTCATCCGTTGAAACGTGGATAAACTTTTGAATATGACCATACTTGCGACAGGCCTCCAATAATGTGTGTGTCCCCACAATATTATCATTTGTATATTGAATACTATCCTCAAATGAATTTTGCACGTGAGATTGTGCAGCAAAATGTATAACATGAGTTACTTTATACTTATCCAAGACGTGGGATACACAATTTCCATTGGTCAAATTGCTCTTGATGAATTTGTAATTCGCCGACTTGCGCACACTCTCATCCACATTGTCTTCCGATGCACAATAATACATCGCGTCCAAATTGATTAACATAGTCGGTTGTTTTTTGGGAAAATACATATTGATGAAATTACTACCAATAAATCCACACCCACCTGTGACCAACAAAACATTGGGGTCTTCGATCCTATTTTCGGATTCAATTGAACGCTTGTAATCATATAAACAATCGCGAACCGCTTCCTTAATATGACGAACTTGTGGAAATGCCGTAGATAAACGCGTTGTGTCTAAGAAATTATTGGACCTATCAGCCGCCAATATTTTCAATTGCTCTTCTTGCGAAAAATTCTTCCATGTGAAATCAGGATTCACAATTTCCTTATACATCTCTAAAATTTCATTGTGTGTAATTAACCCTGGATTGGTTAGATTCATAGTACCAACTATTTTTTTCTCCATCATTTCCAATACATAGACCAATAATTCAGGTAAAACGGTCATTGAATTGGGTATGGAGCAAATTTGTTCGTAGGTCGTGATTTTGGTAATGAAGTTACGTGGATTTTTCTCTCCATTAATCGGCATGCGAATACGCAAATTCAAGACGTGATTTTCATACATATGAATAAAACGATCGGTAAATCCCTTCACAATCGAATACGAAGACCCGAAAAAGTTCGGTTGCGAACTTTCATCAAATCCGTTGCGCTCTTGTCCAAATGGATGTTCTTCATCAAAAGTAAAAATGCAACCCGTCCCTAGATAGGTGTAATGAATTTGTTTTGAGCGACACAATTCTGCTAATACAAGGGGGGAAAATAAATTATCTCGCACATTTTCGACCAATTTTCCGGATTGCTCTAAATAATCAATCGTAGGATAAATTTTTCCATCGATATTCCCATGAGTGCGTCCAATAAAAGACACAACGTGGGTCGGAGAAATCAAATCCAGTTCATGTTTGACTGCATTTTCATCATCGACACGAGCAGCACCCTTTACGAAATTCACACCCCGCTCCACCATAATTGAGATAAATTGATTACCGATCCATCCGTTTGATCCATAAATAAGAACCTTCATAATATAATTATAACATTGGATAATTATATATCATTTTTTCGCTAATTACTTCGAAGACGAGTCTTCTAAAAAGTGATTCGGTGTATTTTGTAACGAATAATATGGAACTTGATATCGCATGCACCATTGAATACATTTTTGCACGTGGGATTTTATCAGATTATCAACTTTATCTTGTTTGTGTTTATGCTCCAATAAGGAAAGTGTATAATGAATACTTTCGATTTGCTGTTGTCCAAATATCGCATTATACTCTTCTATTTTCGTTTCCAGAATAAGGGGCACAGGAATGTTCAAAAATCGAGATATTGAGTTACTAGCTAATACCTTTTCGAATATTAACCGTAAATGTGGATAAATATGATGAATTCGTGTAAAATGAAACCCCTTACAAACTAGATATTTCTCCGAATTCGCATATCGACTTGTTTGTGGTTTTGTAATGGATACTTTTTCGTAAAAAGAGGATAATATAGCAATTATATCAATTGTAGAATGTATGAAACAATCGAACATTTTCAATATAAAGCTCCCGGATTTACGCTGCATCACAATCGCATATAATGCCTGTGCAAACAATAATTTCGTAACATTCTTTTCTTGACTGTTGAAATCTACTGAAAAATCAAATCCTCCGTCTCCAGTAATAATATGCATAGATGACCCGTAATTATCATAACAATGATCCAAATTCTCTATACACAATAAATCACCGGTTCCATTTGCACCAGTTTCAATTTTCACGTGTGGGTTTTCTCTCAAAAAATGTTGACTTTTTTTCCACGCTGGGATGTTTTTGTCGTGTGCGTCATCCAAAATAGTCATACCAATGTATTTATCATTTTTATTATTGCGGATGTGCGACAATGCCTCTATGAAACCTCCTGGACCTTCCGCCAAATGAAAACTTTGCAAAGATGGTATATGTTCATAACCATCCAATAAATGAAAAAAACGGGTTAATTCAATCATTTTGAAATATGACCTCGATAATGGTTTCACTTTGGCTACACATTTTCTTTTTCCAGGAACACACGTATGTATATATTCGTATGGATTTGTATATCGTTTGTAAATATCCCATTCACTTTCCTGTGGCGCAATACGCTGCTTAATATCATTTAAATAATAAGACAATGAATTCGATAAAGTGCGCTCGTCACTTCCTTCAATGCAATCGATATGCTTATGTAATATATTTGAACTGCGTGGTATTTGCAAATGTATCATATTTTGTGCTACATAAAAACAAGGGCTATGTTTATATTTATTTGCATCACAAATATGTATATCCTCTATTCGATAAACATATTAAAATTAGAATTAAACGCGGGATTTGTATCTTTAATGCATATTAACACTACTACGAATTACTGTGTAAAATAGTAAAATTGATATTATTAATAAAACAACGCTCGTTATTAAAGGTATTTCAACCATAATACCTTTTATTGAAAACAACTCTTTGACCGAGGAAATAGTTACATTATTCTTTTTTCGATGAATAATCGCAGCAATAATAGCATAAGTTGAACACATAACACCTGCAAAACAAAATAATATGGCTATTGTAGTTATAACGTGTTTTAACTTAGTATCATTGAAATGTTTATTATAACGTAATAATAAAAATAAAATCGTTGCTGCTAAAATATTTAGGTTTAAAATGTGGACATCTATAAGCGCTAAGTCCGAATTAACATCAGTCATAACATTTTTACCCATTTTATATAATATTCATATATTTAATAATTTAAAAAATACAAACAATAGATTGATTATTGTTTGAATACACGGTTATTTCTTCGAACGACGAATAATCACCTTTTTTCCACTAGCTATAGGCTCTAAATTCACTTCTTGGACCCCTCCACCTACACTATCCGATATGGTTATTTGCACCTGTTTACCGGGCAATTTTCGTATTTGGGACATAGATTCCTGAGTTTTCTCCATAGATACATCCTCTTTTTGTGTTCTTTGTATAATAGCCTCGGCGTCTTCTTCGTCTTCTTCTTGTAAATGGCGCATCATGAGTTTTCCGACCTTTTCAGCATTCACATTATGTGTTTTGCGAAACACGAAGTATCGATTCATAAAGGAAATTCGCTTCTCCTCGTTCGTCATATTCGGAGCACTTCCATATTCACTTTTCATTTTACGATTTCGGTCTAACTCGGAAATCATCATATCATACAATTCACTAAACAAACCGCTTCCATGCGGCAACCCCATTGCCTTGGCTTCTTCGTCACCAATCACAGTAAATCCATAATTCTCCATGACTCGTTCCAAATACTTGAAATTCACCAAATATTCACGAAATTCTTTGTTAATACTTTCTTGATACACATCTATACCATAGCTTAATGAATATTCGTCTTCAGGAAATCCCGTAAAGTCATAGCCTTTCCGAATTTCATACATTTTTACGTCATCGCGCATAATAGTTATTCCTTCGCCCTTTTCCTTACTCTTCAGCAAATCGAAGACCGTTTGACCATCATAACACGTTCCTACAAAATATCCATTCACTTTAGTGCATTCCGCTACATTACGTAGAAAGGTGTGCATCGTTCGCTCTTTTTCGAAGAAGTAATGCATTGCAAACTGACACGAACTCACATTGAACCCCTCTTCACCAATACCATACCATTTATATACACCCGCGCCTAATTCAGTTTTATCTTTGGGTCCTTGTCCAAAGACAGCCTTGGTAATTTGTTTGTCTTTTTCACTTTTCGGTGCTTTTCCGTCGCGAATATTCAAACCACTGTTCCCTATCACAAAGAGTGCTCCGGGTATTTTGTTATTTTCTCGGCGCGCGTTTAAATAACGGGCACAAGCCCCGTTCAATTGATTCTCAATGTTGTCGGGAGACACATCAATACCAAAGACAAACCCCAAATGTGCCGAAATCCATCTGGGTAAATCTCCACCCTGTCCAACGGCGTAGTCAATTAATGTATCCCCGCGATTTGATGCACCTGCAATGAGTTTTCGTTTCACATACAAAGTATGAAAATTACGTAAAGCCTTTGTGTTGGTTTTTTTTCCTGCGCGGTTGTAATAAACATCACTATCTGCAGTTTCAGAAGGTATATCCATTCCTGTGCTAATCATAGTAGGTGTAATTGGGTGATGAATTGAATGCCAATTACTATTTGCTACGTGATATGCATTTCCATAATTTTGACCTCCTGCACGTAAATCATTTGTTTTATCGTAACGCACTCTTAGTGGAACCCATTTCCAAGCACCTACTTTATCTTTATCGTAACTAAACTCCACAATCATATCTCCTTCGAAATATTCATTTTCCTTCGTCATCATTACCATATCTCCTGTTCCATTATCGGTGAGTTCAACATTGCACAAAGAAGCTTTTGTATCATATGGATTTGTTGGTTGAAATGCGACAGGTTGATAATTTTGTTCATTATCTTTATCGCTAGGAGATGGTAGTTGGTCATTGATCATATCCAACATTGGATTAATATAACCGTGATCCTTTCGGTTAAATCCACATCGCAAAATCAAGGTCTTGTATTGAACCAAGTTTTGCGAAGAAGACAAATTCATACCTTCTTGAAATACTTGGTGCACTTCATCGCGTCCAGTCTTATCTTTCTTTACTGAAACCAAGAAATCAATCGTATTATATTCTGCGGGTTTCCATTTGAAAGACAATTCCCACGTTGTTTTATTCTTTGATCCTGCGTGTCCCGAACGTTCTCCACCAACACCAGTGTTAGTTGGTGTGAAAATCAAACCATCTGTATTATATTCATATGTCCCATCGCGCACCTTAGTCAAAATATCTGAGCATCCTTTGAATATTCCACCATTGTTTGAAGAATAAAACTCTTTGCATTTGATGCGGAAATGACACGCGTGTTGTTCTATGTCGTCATCTTCCGACATCTTCTTTTTCGGATCACTATTTCCACCCGACACATCAAGTATGGAACGCGGTTTTAATTCCTTTATATATTTATTCAATTGATTCAATCTAAATTTACTTGGCTCATCGCCATCATCTACGGAAACAAAATTTAATTCACGCTGACTTTTACCGTTAATGAAATATACATCAAATCCCGCATACAAATTCACAAATTTCCCCGTTTTGTCGTATTTAATGTGCTCACCATCGAGCAAACTATCACACAATTCCTGATCCTGGGTCATAGTTCCTGTGAATATAATATTCATATTCGTGTCTATCATATAAATGCGACCATTGGGGGCTATATACAGCAATTTGCGATCACCATCAGCCTTGTCCGTTACAGTATAATTTTCGCGAATGTTTGGCAGCGTCGATGTTCGTTCTACGCCATCATCGGGTAAAGGAGTAACGTGTTTCATTTGCAATGTATAAGAAGATGGTCCTGTAAAATGACGGTTCAATTTACGTTTCGCGTATGCACGTGTGCGATCATTGCTACTCAATAATTGTTCCATATATTCGATTGCATATTCCGGACCAAATACCAATTGCATATACATTTGCAATATACGATCGCGCTCGCTATAGGATATGGGATAATTGGTTCCTTGTAATCCACTTAATACAATACGTATGCATTTACGGAGAGCCACCATAATTTTCGCGCTTGTATCAAAAGATGTTCCTGGACCAACTCGACTATTATCCAATTCTAACTCTACTTCATAACTCTCTTGATTTGTAAAGACACTTGCGTCTTGTATCGTATATTGGGGTATGGTTACACGTTTATCTGTTTTTGCCGAACCTTTCACAATACTAATATCAACAAACACGGGATAATCAGTGTGCGCCAAACGAACGCGATTAATATAGCGATATGTCTTCTTTGTATCCGTCCACGTAGACAAAATTTTTTTCGCCACTTCCGAACGAACACTAAAATCACGTTCATATTGGTAAGATACTCGGAAGTTATGATCGGGAAATTCGACGGGTCTCAATGGTTTGCTTGTGTCGCGATTTTCACCAATAAATGGAGGCTCTTTTTTAGTGAATTTGATTTTATCTGCTACCGCAGAGGCAGTAGACGGTAAATCAATCAACTTTTGCAAATTGTTTGTTCTGCAATATTCTTGGACCAAATCTACACCCATTACTTCTGCACGAATGTTCGACATACGAAATTGGCCTGTTTTTCGATCTGTTTCCTCGCTATTAATACGCAAAATGCTTAATCCGTCTGGGTCATTTGTCGAGAAACCTGCACTATAAAACTGTTGCACCACATTATCATAATCGATTTTCGACAAAGGACGCGCGCTCTTGGGATTTGTACCAAAGCGAACTTCCAACTCACTTGTTCGATATCGACTATTTAAGTATGGTGTGTCTGCTAAATAAAATTCGACCATCGTCTCGAAATCTGCCTTGGAATTTAGTGGACGATCGTCAGCCTTTTTCTTTGACTGAGATTCCCTCGATGGTGGTGGCTCGATCGGACTTGTCGACTGTTGTGGTGGCTCGATCGGACTTGTCGATGAAGAAACCGAATTTTGATTCATAATATATAAATAAGTATACCGTATATTCATATATTATTTCACTTCTTTATCATATCAATTTTGTCTGATTTAACTTTTCGATTATTCCATTATACCAATCCGTCTTTTTAGGCTTTTCAAGTTGCAAAATAACCCCTACTTTGCGTGCAATTTCTTCTAATTCGGGAATCTTATATGTTGATATACCTTTTAATAATTTGTCTTGTCCGTAATTAAATCGGAATTTGGTATTTTTTATATGATGATACTCAGATATAATCATTGGTGTAGTATTCACGCTTACAAATCCGTCTACATTTCTTGTGAATTTGTAACACGGATCTGTTTCGTTTGTTCGAAATTCCAAATATATATTGTCTTGAACCAAAATCGCATTGAGCTTGTAAAAGATACACATTGCGTGAAATGATGCCCACGATGTCTTCTTATTCAACATCAATTCGGATTGGGTCTCCTGGAACCGGACATTACTCCATTTATAATCGAGAGTTTTCAAAATACTCTTTATATTTTCACGATTTTTACTTAAATGTTCTAATATATACCGTTTTTCCTGGATCTCAATAGTCTTGAATTTTCTACCAATCATATTATATTCGGCTTCTCCGTGATGCAATACGTAAGCACACCAAAATAATGTGTCTGTGTTTCGTGGAGAAAATACATAAGATGGAGGAAGACATTCATTCTCTTTTTCAGGTTCAATGCAAACATGACGTTTTTCGTCGTCGTCATGAATTGAAAATGCATTCTCTATTTTTTTGGAGGGCCTGTTTTGAATAATGTCTTCATTTAACATATAAGGCTCTAAACATCGCAATGTATCAAATTTGTTATCTGGATAAAAAATTTGATTTAAAAATAAAGTGGCCATCTTCTATGGTGCTAGATTAATAAAGCCAGATTGCTTTATATCCTTATCTCTTTATATTTCAGCACCATATTCCTCTTCGAAATACGTCTTTTTAAAATCTTGCTTTTGTGCTTCAGCCAATTTTAGAGTATTTTCTTGTTCTTTTACGTACTTCATATAGGTTTGAATGTTCGATATTACATTTTCCGATAAAAAAGACAAATTCACATAGACACCGCTCTTATTTTCATTCAACTTTACATCCGGATTTTGATGCAATATTTTCAATACTTCCACTTGTTGAGATTTGGTCATCTTTTCAATATTGGATTTCAAAACCTCCAGATTTTGAACGTGTTGTGTTTCCATTTTTATTGGTATTCAATACCAGTATTTATATTGTTTTTTTGTCGTGAGTGTATTTGAATTCATTTTACACCTATGGACATTTTGAGTGTCCATATGTATATTGCGTCTCACTTACTTACTACATCAGTTTCGCAATTGCGCAAATATATTCGTCGTTCAATTCAAAACGAATACCAATTACTTTCACTTTCAAACGATCACCCTCTTTTACGGATTGGAATCGATCATCGAAATGATGATGATCGCGCGCAATAAAGATAGTAACGGGCATATTTCCGTCTTCATCAATGACCTGTGCGTGAATACCCGCTTTTGTAATAGTCTTGCATTTACACATTATTTCCATACCTTCCACGGGTAAACATACCATGCATTCAAACACTACGTGATATTCGACCACATCCGATTGAATATTACCACTCGAATAATTCACAATTTTCACCGACCCTGGTTTAATATATCCTTCACTAATGCATTTGCCTGTAATTTTCACTAAAATACGATTTTCCAAATTTTGTTTCACATTTTTCCCGATTTCTGTAATGGCTAAACAAACTTTGGTGTCTAACACCGATTTTATATATACGCCGAATACTTTGTCTTCATCCCTTTTTCCTTCATTCCTTGTATTTGTTTTTTTTCTGCGAATGACTACGGACGACATATTTACTTAACAATATAATAGATGTTAGATTTTATATTGTTTTCGGAATAGCTTCCGTAAATATCAATTTTGTCTCTATACAAAATTGAATTCGCGTAAATGATTTTTACCCATTTACAAAATAAACATGGAACCTGTTCATAATCTAAATACATTCGAGCAAAATATGCGCAATATAAATCGATCTCTATTTTCGATTCAAACAGTGAATATTCGATTCGAATTAGCGTCGATTTACGACCGATTGCACATATTTGAGCAATATTTACTAAATAATCCTCCTCCTCCAGAAGATATGGAAAATGGATTAGACCAACGTCCTACGAAACGACGTCGTATTGAATAAACTCGCTCTATTCTCGCATTTTCAACAAAATTTTCTCGTATTTTTCGATTTCAAAAGAAGATCCAAGCAAAACCGGGGTACGTTGATGAATTTCAACCGGGACAATATCCAAAAGACGTTCCGTGCTCATTTGAGCAACAATCGCCCTTCCTCCGGCTTCTTCGATTATTTTCGCCATTGGAAAACATTCATACAATATACGCAATTTACCGTGGCTATTTTTTTTATCGTATGGATAGCAAAACATTCCACCATATAAAAGTGTGCGGTGGACATCAGCCACCATTGATCCAATCCAGCGTTGTGTATATTTTTCTAACGGATCACGATATTGTGCTATATACGTCTTCATATCATCCATCCACAAGGAAGAATTTCCTTCGTTAATTGAATATATTTTCTTCTTTTTATCACGAATGTCCAAGATAATTGGCTTTACAAAACACCCTCTTTTACGATCCAATGTGAATTTCCGAACACCTTTTCCTGTAAAAGTCAAAACAAGCTCCATTGCAGGACCATATAAGACATAACCCGCGCATATCACTTCATTCCCCGATCGTCGGATGCGTTTGTCCAAGATTTGGGTAGGATCACTATCTTCGTAAATCGAAAAAATAGTACCTATACAGCAGTTACAATCTATGTTTGAAGAACCATCTAATGGATCGAAAGCAACCATACACGTATTTGTGCTTGGTTCTTGGACAACCACCGCATAATCGTCTTCTTCTGAAAGCAATGCACTACAATATCCAGTTCCAATTAATGCTTTCATCATAATATCATTGGAAATCACATCCATTTTTTTCTGTTCATCACCTGAACTATTTATGGATGAAGATGTAACTACCCCTTGATGATTGTCCAAGGCGGCGCGTTCCACCTTTTCGCCGATTTGGATACAACAATCGGCTATTGCTTGGACAATATCGGATAAGTTACGTGGAATAGTTTCCATATGTAAATAATCTTGCAGCGTCATAACGAACCTCTTATGTATTATGAATACACATTGCGTATTCATAATAAAATCACTACACTTATGCATTTAAATTGTGCGTCGATATTTCGAAATACCACTATACATTGCTTCTTCTGGATTGAGAAACCAGACTTTTCCACCATAGCTTTCGTGTGTTCGATGTCGCAAAATCATTTCTAATATGACTCCTAAACCTTGTTGCATAATTTCTTTCGTAGTAGCCAAACTATACATTGGTGGAGTCAATATTTCATTTAAACGTTTAATAATATCTCCTTTGCCTGGTGTCTGTGCACCAATGCGCGTCCCACGATTGTTTTGCATCTGGGAAATATCTTTGAGACGAAATACCATTTCTTTTCCATTATGAAACATGTCTATAAACCCGATTAACTCAGAATACAAAGCGGGCTGCACCTCGAATTGTTTCATAAGCAAACTCGCCTGTTCGAAATTTCGGACATCTTCGGGCTCAGCTTCTATCCACTGTGATGGATCTTCTTCCGATTGTCCGTAAAGCATCCAATTTGTCTTTTCTGCTACAAAAAAGAGGGTCCGTTTTCCTAAAGTAACCATTTTTGTATCCAAATAATCCTTGATTACTTTCTCAACTTCGCCTAAGTTATCGAAATCGCGAACTTTGGAATAAAAATGAGAAACCAATATCAATTTATCAGACGGCATAAGAAAATCGACACTATGGTGAATGACGTAATCGACCAATTCGCCAAATCCGATTTTATGCACCATTTGCAATTCATTGAATACACGACTTGCGTGTTTATACCAATTCTGGTCACCTTGGACAATCTCTTGAACTGTGCTCGCTTGTTCTACCTGTTTTTTAATTTCGCCTAAAATAGTCTTGTATTCACTATCCAAATCCGTTTTCGCGGAAATCTTGGACATTTCTTCTGATGATTCTTCTTCAATGAATGTTTTAGGAATATCCAATCCAATTGTTTGACGTTTGTAATCTACTGGAACCGACCGTTCAAACACAGTAATTGTTTCGTCATTTATTTCAATTGGTTGAAATGCGTAAATATCCCCACGATTGACTAAATTTCCCCTGCGTCCATACTTATCCACTAAATATTCGTTTTTATTATTTGTAAAGGCCGTTAATGCGGCATAAATTTGATAAATAGGATATTGTTTGGTTACATTAATTGAATCAATCAATTCACTCAAGTTATAGAAATGTTGTCCACTGCGTTCATCGCGATATAATTGACGAATACGTTGCATAATACGTCCATTATTCCCATCCGCATATTGTGTAGAATAAGTGTCTTCAATAATAGGGCGTTTGGGTCCATTCGGATTGCATTTAAAGGAACAATCCTCCATATAATCGCAAATATCGGTGTGTGGGCGGTCGCCAATTTTGTATTGAATGCGTTTTCTATCCGTAGAAAGAGTAAGTTCGATTTTCTGATTTTCAGCGATTGATGCCAATTTATCCATAGTAAAATGAGTCTGACCAATGTTCAAAATACAATCCACTGCCGTTTCTTTCATAAGTCGCGTAATTTGACCAATTAAAGATGCCTTTTTTTCTGCTAAACGATAGACATATACATCGGCGGCTTCTTCTTCGGATTTGTCTTTCATTCGTGTTCCGTGCATATATATTTCCACATTTCTCTCATCAAACGGCAACATACAATGACTCAAATTACGAACACCGCGACCTATGATTTGTTCAGCACGGTTCATATTATACCAAGGTTCGAGTAAATGTATTTGGCGAATGCATTTAAAATCCAACCCTTCTGAACCTGCTTTCGAAATTAAGACGACTTTTACCAATTTGCCGTATTTGTTGTCGGGACTCGTCACTTGTTTTAAATCACCCGCATTTTGAGGCGAAAGTGCTTTATCGCCAGTAATCATCACGTAATTGGCCTGATGGAATGTTTTTACTTGACTTCGTGGTTTCATTGTGGTCGCATCCAAAGGCTCGGCAACTGTTTTTTCAAACAAAGTGTTGGGTTGATCCGATGAAGAACTATAACGCGCAAATCCCATTTCTTCCAAAGCCAAAGCTAGAGGAACGACGCCACCATCAATATATTGTGTATAAATCATTACGATTCCGGTTGATTTACGTATGGAATCGCAAATCGTCGCAATCTTGGCACTATATTTAGGCAAAATATCGGATTGAAAAATGCGTCCATATTTTTCCAATGTTTCTGGGCGATATTTGAAACTGTGTTTCAGCGGAATGCTTTTTCGCGAATCATCGATATAACTCATTACACTGCTCATACCACGCTTTCCGACCATGGAACCACGCGGATCTCCTCCATCATCTTCTTGTAATGAACCTTCTTGGCCACCCAATTCACCATTTTGTATTTGTGTGTCTAATCTTTCACTTGGATAAACAATGTTTAGCGATTCCAAGGGTGTTTGAAGGCGTCGAAATCCGAACCTGTCCATATCTTCAAAATCGGGGATTACGTTACTCTTCGATTGTGCTGCATCCTTACGCATTCCTTCTATCACTAATTGATACGCCTTTTCTTGATATTCACCCAATGCACTCACATACAGAGGAAGAAATTGCAATGGTTCATCAATTTCCTTACCATTCAGCTGTATTGTAGGAAGTGGTTGCTGATAAGTAGATTGTCCTATCAATGCTTGTCCTGCCTTTGCTAGTGAACCTAAAGTGCTTGGTGGTTCTGCAAAAGTATGTTCTACAGCGAATTCTGTGGGATAAATGCGGTAAGGAAAAGTATATGGATTTTCACCGCGAACATAAGAAACATATCCGATCATTTTACGATGTAGCAATTCACCACCACCTTCTTCCAACAATTCGCCGTTTTCCCCCTTTTTCGCCTCTTTCAATGTTCCGTCCTTTTCAAATACTTCTTCAGTCGTAATCATTCCGCGTTTATCATTAGCGTTGAGTAAATTGACGAGCCAAATGATTTCGGTGTGGGAATTATACATGGGTGTGGCGGAAAGAAGCAAAAGACGCATATTATGGGTATATTTCGCCAATTTCATTAATAAATGTGCGGTTTTGTCGTCTTGATTATCATTCGCTAAACGAATATTATGCACTTCGTCAATAATAATCAGACGATTATCGAAAAATCGGCGTATGTTTTGGATTTCGAGTTTGCGTAAAGCTTCTTGCGAGAACCCACTGTCTTTTGGAACCGATGTCTTTTTACGAATAAAATTGGCTAATTCAACGTAACCCATAAAGACGTAATATTGGTTAATTATGGACCGAATTTGTGCGATTACACGCTCTTTGGGAATGCCTTTCAAACTTGTTGGATTGACCTCTTTAATCAATGCATTACCGATACAAGAAGTAATATTCCATATTCCGTCAACTTCGACCAGTCGTCGTTCATCGAACAATTGCAATTTGAAATTTGCTTGGACATTGGGTGCAGCAACAACCATAATACGTTGCTTAATACCAACTTGCTTCATATAACTACGCATTTCTTCTGCAATACCAATTGCACTGCACGTTTTACCACTACCTAAACCGTGATAAAGTAAAAGACTGTTATAAGGCGTTTGAAGAGAAAGGAAGTTTTTCACAAATATTTGGTGAGGTAAAAGTTCAAATTCAGCGTTACACATCTTATCTGCGAATTCTTGAACATTGTGGAGAGAACCATCATATTGTGTGTCGTGGAATTCTTTATGTCCGGCTAATTTTAATGCAAACTCAGGGTCATCCAAGTCTGGATATAAATAAGGATATTCGGTGTGTTGTTTTCGTGTATCAAACTCGATTTTCTCTTTTTGACGTTTGTAATTGTTGGAATTCTTGGGAAGTGCAGCCAAAACGTCATTTATGATTAAATTATCCGTCTTTTTTTGTGACGGTGCAAGTTGAAGCGGTTCTTCCTCTTCTTTTTCTTTTTCTTGGATTTGTTCTTGGTCTAATATTGATGTGTCGGTCTTTTCCTTTTCCTTTTCTAGAACAACTATTTCTTCGTTTGTTTGTGTAGGGGCTACAACTATTTCTTCAACTGTTTGCACAGGGACTGCAATTGGGTCTGCCGCACCCGACGGAGGTATTACGGGTTCGCATTCACCTGTTTTACGATTTCGTCGTGTTCCTTTTGGACATCTCCTCCCTTTTTTAGATGCATTTTCTAAATCATTTGATTGTTCTATTGGGCTTCTAATCTTACGGGTCTTTTGTGAAGTATCCATCCCAAAATGTACGTATATACACTACACGTATATTTCAATAGGTGATTTTACGACTCATACATCCCATTATAAATAGGATTATAAGTTCTCAATTGTGGTTTTCTTTCCGTGACATTCACGACACAACGCCAGCAAATTATCAACATGATTGCTTCCGCCATATTCCAAACGTATTTTATGATCGACTTCAAACCAGGCGTTCAATTGTTCGCTACAATCACCGCATTTCCAATTTTGACGAGAAGCGACAAATTTCTTTTTTGTTTCACTTACTGAACGCTTAGTACTTTTCTTTCCTGAATGCATCATACGTTGTGCCGAATTGTGTTGCCTTCCGTCACCAGGAGAAGGCATTCTCACAACTGGATATTGACCACCCTCCTGTGCAAAAGAGTTTCGGGAAGTAAAGTCCAATATAGGGGACAACATAGAAGTTGTATTTTTATCTACAGGTAAATATTTCAAGTAATCATTCGACGTCATAATAATATTTTTGGCGTGAATGGGATTCTTTTTAAACAACACATACAATACAAATGCGCCAATTATAATACCCGCCATTTGATAATATTTCTTATAATGAAATAATTGTTTGGTGTATTTCCCATCAGTATGAATATGAAAACAGAGCCCCACCACAACCAGCAACAATACAAGTTCAAATCGCATCCTAGTCTTTTACGTTATAATACAAGGACAAAATATTCGTTTCTATGAATTGACGTATTATTTGTAAAAAAAGTAAATCAATATTATGCACAATATTGTAAAAGCCATTACAATGTATTCTCGTTGTAAATTCCACTTTTCTGATAGTTTTAATTGTTTTGGTTTATATGCAGATCGATAATGGTCCAATGCAGAAAATAGCGAGATTTCTTCTTTTCCGAGAATAATATTTATTTTATTGTGTATAAAATGAATCCAACGAATAAAAGAATCGCGACTGTCTAAATAAGGTGAGACAGGATATTGGTCCAATAGACCACTAAATGTATCACCTATACTAGGATTCGGGATAAATAATGGTAAATTCTGAATAAATTCATAATATTTTCGTTTTGTTACGGAATTTGGTGTTTGTGGATAAGTATGGGAAATTGTCTCTAAAAAAAACCAATAGTGAGGTCCCCATACTTCTGGGTCAAATTTTTCCGCATTTAAAGGAATAAAATGTGGTGGTAAATACGTAGATTTGTTGTGTTTGTCATGGTACTCGTCCATACAATCCGGTTGTAAAACAAAAGTATATAAACAGTGCGGAATATAATAGTATAGAAAAACCGTATTCAATGCAAAATGATTATTATTGTAACAATTGCGGCAAAGCAGGACATTTATATCATCAATGCAAAATGCCGATTACCAGTATAGGCGCTATTGTATATCGAAATATACCGTCTCCACCAGGACTTAATAGGGGGTCTCCGCCCCCTAATCAAACGGTGGCGGAGCCCCCTAATCAAATGGGGGGTCATAGGGGGGCGGAGCCCTCTATTCAATACCTTATGATACGTCGTAAAGATAGTTTAGGTCATATAGATTTTATGCGTGGTAAGTACTCAGTCACCAACAAACATTATATTGTGAACATGCTAAATCAAATGACGAAAGACGAAAAGAGTCGCATGAAAACGGATAGTTTTGATCAATTATGGTATGATATTTGGAAAGGCAACTCGATTTCAACACAATATAAAAACGAAGAGGCTGTTTCACGAGACAAATTCAACTCATTGAAGGCAGGCGTAAACTTTAATCAAGACATATATACATTAAATGATTTGATTTCGATAAGTGATGAACATATTACGTGGGACGAGACCGAATGGGGGTTTCCAAAAGGGCGTCGAAATAGTCAAGAAAAAGATTATGAATGTGCTATGCGGGAGTTTGAAGAAGAAACTGGATATAAAAAAGATCAATTGAAACACGTGCAAAATATTCTACCCTATGAAGAAATATTCACAGGTTCCAATTACAAATCATACAAACACAAATATTATTTAATGTATATGGAAAGGTGGCAGGAAATCCAAGAAAATCAGCCTGACCCAACTGAAGTTAGTAAAATGGAATGGAAAACCTATGAAGAGTGCATGAACAGTATTCGTGATTATAATATAGAAAAGAAACGGTTGATCACGCGCATTAATAATACATTAACCCAGTATATAGTCGTGTAAACTTCATATTCTTGCAAATAAATCGCATTATACTATAATTAGTATAATACCACATGGTTCATAAAAAACAAAAAGGCGGTGCAATCGGGGAAAATTTTTACGCAAATGTGAAAAATGATATTCTCGATTTTTTCACCAAATTAACCAGCACAGATCAGTCGAATGATGTTTGGAAGAGTCAAGTCTACAAATATCTTTTCAATACAGTTGTGATGATGATTGTGTCTATTATTTTGATAAACATCATAACCAACCCGGGAACTGCACACTACAATATACAGAAATACTTCTTTTTGTATGCATTCCCAATATTATTCGTGTTTGCGCTCATTTTAAATTTAGGTAAAGAACGTCCTAACACTAACCTTTTTATCAAAGTGTTTGGCGCACTTTCTGTATGTATTGTCGCAATCTACTATTACGTAATATACAGTGGATCTTTTGATAATATATCCTTTTTTTCAAACCGTATCTTGCTTGGATTCATTACATTGATAGGTTTAGGCATTTTGTATCAATCTCTAGTGAACTACATGTCGAAACTGAAAGGATGGCCCGGGTTTATAGCACAACTCATTTTCTATATTCCGTGTCTTCTTTGGGACTTATGGTATTATATTTTAGACCAATTCAAATTAACCCCTTATTCTGTGTATAGCTTCATCTGTTTAGAAATTGTATTAGTCGTCATCTATTTGTTTTTGCCCGACATTGCAAATGAAGTATCTGGAACCAGTAATAGCATTCTCTTGGTTGATAATGTAATGTATTTAAACAAAGGAAAACAAACAATTGCGACAAGTGATATGTTGAAAATTCCACCCACACCCGATCAAACAGAGGGATCCTATTTAACGAATTATAGTATATCCCTATGGGTTTATATAAATCCACATAGTCCCAGTATAGAAGCATACAATAAAGAGACCGAAATTATGTGTTATGGGTTTACTGATGCAAGTGGAGTTCAACACGTCAAACCAATGCTTCGTTATTACGGTGGAGGTGTGAATGACCAACCAATTGAACGTAACAAATATGTATTTTACTTTTCAAAATATCCTCCAACAAACCAATATGTAACCGAAAAAGACACTTTTTATGACGTTACTATACCCAATCAAAAATGGAATAATATCGTGTTTAATTACACAAACAATCACGTAGATATTTTCATCAATGGTGTATTAGAACGTTCCTTTTCCGTTGTGAATACAATGCCCATTTACAATGATTTAGACACGATTACGATTGGCGACGAAAATGGGTTAGACGGTGGTGTAACGAACGTTGTCTTTTACAGACATCCATTGAGTGAAGACCAAATCGCCCTTTTATATAATTCCAAAATGGGTTCAGATCCACCCATTTCATCGAAAAATTTGAATATAGATCAATAATGGTATACTATAACAGTAAGCATAAATGGTTGTGTTTGATATTTTATTTGCATCTTTTCTTATGATTGTAGGCATTGTTGTGTATATGCACATTTGTCCTTCGAAAATGAACAAATTTATATAGACAATATATATTAGATTGTCTATAGAATGAACTGGACCATTTTCATTTTAGCAACAATAGTCATTATCTTAGTGTATGTATTGTATATCTATTTTGTAGATCAAAGTTCAGAATTGGCCAAAACCGCAAGTTTGATGAGTGGTGATAATCAGCCAATTACAACTATAAATAGTGGCCAGTCTACTCGATATTCTTACGGTATTTGGGTTTATGTGAATACGTGGAACACCACATCTAAAAAGATCATTTTTTCACGTAAAGGAAATATTCAATTGTATTTAGCACCAGACAAGCCAACTCTTTATTGCGACATTGATTGTATGACTCCCAATGGTCAAAGCACGCAAAAACAAACCATTATGATTACAGATAATTTTGCGATTCAAAAATGGGTATATGTTGTAGTCAGTTCCGACAATATGATTGTTGATTGTTATTTAGATGGAAAATTGGTGAACTCAACAAAATTAAATAATTCTCCTGCAATGCCTGGAACAGCCGCAAAAGATCCCGTCTTACTCGGGGATGGATGGGATTGTTATATCGCAGGATTCAAAAACACAGCCAGTCCAGTTGGTCCACAACAAGTTTGGGATAATTATATGAGCGGAACCGGTAGTGCTGTATCTAATTTCTTTTCTGCTTATAATCTCAATTTCTCTGTCGACAAAAATAACGTTCAACAATCATCGTATTCGGTTTCCCTCTAATTATTTGATTCATTTAATTGTTTTTTAGAGATTTCGTATCAAGTCTCTAAAAAACATTTTAATCTCCTTGTTTCTATAAAAACATATAATCAATATATAACAATGAGTACTACTATGCCACCTCCATCTTCATTACCTATTGCAGAAGCAGTTCCAGCTGCACTCACTACGGCGGTAAATAATACCGCCGAAGGTTTATCGACGATTTCAAACAGTGTAGTGGATAATGTTTCTAACGCAAGTGATTATGTTAAGGATTCCATATCTAGTTTTGGCGATGAAACAGTAGTTGATGCAGGATCCGAGTTTTTGAATTCAAATACCTTGGTTGCGAAATTCGCATTTTTATTACTGGTATTGATCGGATTCTTATTTTCAATACATTTAGGAGTGCGTCTTATTGGATATTTTACAAAACCAAAAACAGACCCTTATCTCATTTCTGGAACAATGAATGCCGCAAATGAAGTGACTATTTATCAAGATCCTAAAAATTCCCAATCTATTCCTATTTTACGGTCAAATAACCAAAGTGACGGTATTGAATTCACGTGGTGCTTATGGATGTATATCAACGACACCAATACATCAGGGACAGGACCGCAATTTTCCAATATCTTCAACAAGGGTAATGCGAATTACGGAGACAATGGTTTAGCTACAGTAAATAATGGCCCTGGTGTTTATTTAGACAACAAAGGTCACCAACTTGCGATTGTAATGAACACTGTCGACCCCAACAATTACGAAAATATTTTGTATGTGAAGGATTTACCCTTACGTAAATGGTTTCATTGTTCCATTCGTCTTGAAAATACATCAATGGATGTTTATATTAACGGTGTAATTGCAGGACGTATGATTATGCAAGACGTTCCCAAACAAAACTATGAAAACGTGAATATTTGCAAAAATGGTGGGTTTAACGGTAATATTGCGGATTTACAGTATTACGACACTGCTTTAAGTGTATTCCAAATCAATAATATTGTTGTTTGGGGAAGAAATACAAAAGCATCTGATGCTGCTGGTTCTGCCGATGCTACTGGGTTCCCTTACTACTTATCCAATTTATGGTATTCATCCAATTACTAAATAATCCATCATTAATTAGTTCGATTTGTTATATTTTATCTTCATAGTGTAAAATATAATGAGCGCCAACACTTCCAATACATTTTTAATGCAATGTTACTCGCAACGATCACAACGGCAAGGTTTTATTATGTCTCAAAACAAAGGCAATAACCGTTTTTCTATGCAATGTCCTTCTTCTGCATTTACCCCACGGCAATTGGATATGCGAAGAAAATCCGAAATATTACAATATAAAAAAAATGCAGTCAATGCGTCTTCTAATAATAAAAGATGGGCTTGGTTGGCTACACAAAAAAAAGGGACAGTTTATTGTGAAGATATTACCAAGAAAGAAACACCTTCTTCTTCATCTGATGTTCCCGGACCCGTGATTATGTTATATAGAGACACATCTGTGCCATTATCGAATTATCGTAATGACCAATATATTAAATTTAATGATGTCCCTTATCCAGGATATAAATTCGACTGGGAGGTTACACCTTATAATGACTTGTCCATACCCAATTTAACCAAGAGTTCCATCGCAACTTTATCGTTTGGTGAGGCTTCCGCATCAAATTATTCCTTTCAGACGACTATACCCATTTCAATTACTATTAGCGCAAATATATATAATCCTATATATGACGATCAAATTTCGCACATCGATTTACAAGTAAACGATGCAATATTGTATGTCTATTATAATGATACTATATTGACTTCAGTGTCTATTAATATTTCTCACCTCGATAATTTGACTGTTTCCTTTGAGAATAGTCAAGATGGTGGTTTCAGTGCATCAAAATTTGTAGGTTCATTAGACATTTCATCGATTATTCTTTCTGTGTTTCCCTTTTATTTTTTAACTATGCAATTAGTAGTCAATAATTCTTATACTGAATATAATGAAAATGGTGATGCAATTTCATCAAGCGCCAATAACAATATATATAACACACAAATTGGTAATATTGTGAATATTACAGGCACAAACGACCCATATTATAATTCATCCAACAATTGTACTATCGAATCGCCTCCATTGAACCATTTTCAATCCTTTTCCGTTACTAACAATTTCGCGTAATTATTCCCAATCTTCGTAAGTATGAAAATGATATTGCACGTTGAAATGGAGTGAAATAATGCGTGATAAAAAACCCAGGCATTGCTTTCCTTGTTTTCTTCATATTCACTATGCGATTTGTAAAAACAATATCCAATACTATATAACGACGGAATTCCAACAAACACACTCACATGAGGAGGTAAATAATAAAATCCACTCGCAATGAAATAAACAAACGCGGATCGAGCCATATAAATATCTAATTGCCGTCGCCAATCGTATAATGCATTTCTCCAATAATTTGCAGAAATCAATGAAACCGAGCAAAGCAATACGGGTGAATAAATCATATTATAACGATAATAAGAATACAATGCTGGAACTGAAAAGAAAAATGAAGAAAGGGTCAGATATTTGGTTTGTTTCCATGGTGCAATTACAGACATTTGTAAATATTATATTCCCAGTATATAATATTTTTAACCATAAATTATAACGCATAATAATCAATTGACGTAATTGTTTTTTCATATTCAATTGTGTTTCGTAAATATTCAGGTAATTCGACATCTGTATACGACCCACCCCTCGTATCATCTATACCAAACATATGCATAAACATTTTTACGTGTTTATCAATATCGTATAAATCATCTACAATCATCGTATAAACAACCTTTCTAGGGGCATTTTGTTTTGCATAGTCGTAACGTTCTGCACATTCTCGGAGTACGACGTCGTATTCCTTTTTAAAATCGGTATGAAGGAACATTTTGTTGTTTTCAAGAGAAATAAAATACAAATAAAGACGATTCTCGTGGACATTATTTTTCACACTAGGCTCCTTTTCCATATCGATTAATTCAGTTTCCAACCACTTGCAGAAATTTTTAAGAATTTGCAATTTATGTTGAGACATTTGTTCCGTTTTTTCAGATTGTTGTTCTTTTATTCGTTTTTCGCTCTCTTTTTCTTTCAACCACTCAAACTTTTTGAAAAATTCCTCATCCCATTCATAATCAAAATCTGATCCAAGGTCGTCATCAGACAGATCATCATCAATTCTCCGCGTTGATTGTGAATAATGCATTAATGACGGGTTTACCTTGGTTTCAGACAAATTTTGTTCTATAATATCCTCTTTATTTCCGGAAGCGTCCATAATATAACTATATGCGAACAAAATGTATATATTATTTTTCTTAAACTATATATTTTGTATAACGCAATTATTTTTGGGTCACTGTTTCTTGCGCCTTATTTGAATTGGATGCACCAGACAACATTTGATGCATTGGAATTGGAGTGCTATGGGTTTATTGGAACCGGGAGTGAATGGGGATAATATTGAACAGGGGGTTGTTGCACCAATGGAATTTGATTGGTTCTACGTCCTGCACATTGTGGAGGAGGACGAATACCCCAATTTTGTGTTCTTACCACTTCACAACTTCTTTTGTATTTATTTTCAGGATTCTTGTCCTTGTATAAAGGATTGGATTTGGGGTGAATATCCAAACAATTCATTTGATTTTCGTATAGTTGACCAGACATACACATATCGGGTCGATCTACTTGTGTGCAACTGCGACGTCCATCATATTCACCTACAAAACACCACGATTTAGTCGGTTCGGTTGGTGCAGGTTCAGTTGGTTTGGATGGCGCAGTATTAATTGTTTCGTCTAAAGTAGGTGATTGTTGTTCCACTATATCAATTTTCATCGGAATTTCCACTACTTCTTTTATTTCATTCGCAACATCTTCGATTCCAGAACCAACAAGTTCTGCACCACTTTCTATATCATCAATCATATTGCGTGTCTCATATTCCGGATATATATTTGGTTTCTCCGTTTCCATTGGGCGTGTTTCAAATATAGCAGCATCCCATTCGAGTTGCTCAGGTAAAGGTCCGCTCACATTGTCTCTGTTTTGTAATAAATTTCCGACCGAATGAACAGTTCCTTCTGCAATATCAATACCAGCTTGGGCTGTATCGGCAACCACATCTGCACTGGTATTGATGACTGCTCCTGTATAAAATCCGATCCATTCCAGAACAACAGTCACTAAGCCACCCAGTTTGTTCGCAATAAATTGAATCAACAATCCCACATAAAAAAAGATATTCATGCCTAAAAAGGACATTACGAGGAGTCCACACAGTATGATAATGATGATATTTTTATTCATAAATATGGATGATGTGTTATTTTCACTAGTATCCGAGACACTTTTATCCTGACTTGCTACGGACATTTCGTCCATGGTATTCAGTGAATTTAAAACACCGCCTTTCATTTTACCTCCTTTTTGTGATTGTGTCATGAAAGTATTTGAAATGAATATACAATACTCGCATATTTTTTTATAAGTATTCGTGTTGTATATTCGTTAAATCTGTATGGTTTTCTTGTGATATTAATGTAATATGAGCGTCTTCAATATGATGGAAACCTTTTTCTTCATTAGTTTAGGAATTACCTTTGTCTTGATTTTACTTCTAGTTTATCACTTCAAACAACGTCTTGCGGCCACTGAGCAAAAGGCCGATACAATGTTCGAAATTATGAACAATCTTGCCCAAGAAATGTCTGGTATTAAGACTACAGTGGTTTCTCTTATGAACCGTCCATCTACACCTTATCCTATAAATATTCCCACCACGCCGTTGGACCAACGCTTTAGCGAAATCGGTGATTCAAATATTGAAGAGGAAAACAGTGATAGCGAAGAATATAGTGATGATGAAGAAGATAGTGATGATGAAGAAGATAGTGATGATGAAGAAGATAGTGATGATGAGGAAAAAATTATTGTCTCCGACAACGAAGATGACCCACTATCTGTTCAAGAAATTGAAATTGATGTGATTCAAACGTGTCCCGTAAATGGTGATGCCGATTGTAACGTGGTGTCTGAACACGAACCGATTCATGTTGATGTAAGTAGTAATAATAGTACTGATTATAACAAAATGACTATTCCTATTTTAAAAGCTTTAGTCGTTGAAAAGGGTATTTTAGAAGATCCGTCCAAATTAAAAAAGGCCCAGTTAGTCGAACTTATGATGCAACATGATGCATAAATATATGCCTTATTCAATTTATGAAAACAATATGTATATGAAATATATAATGTTTTCTTATCCACAACCCGAAACAAATGAATGTGCATTTCCAGTAGTTCGAGAAACCGTTCCAAAATCAAAGTTGGGATATGCTACAAACAATGTATATCCCGCATTTCCGGCGAATATGCACGATGGCCGTTCTTTAATTGCCGCCCATCAACCCGAAGCCGTATTGAATGAGAATTTGATCGAACAAAGCGGCATTCAATCCAATTGGCAATACCGCAACTATTTAACCCATCATTCACAAGAAATTGCCCAAGATAATTTCCGCGAGGCATGCAACGACACCGGATATTTTGAACGTTTCCTACCCGACCAACGCGGAGATAGTCTTCCTGTGCAAAATGCGCCATTGCAATATTCGTCGTATGACGATAATCGCAGTGTAGAAAATCAACCCGATAGTGATTTGAAGGAACTGTATTTGTCCAGAGAGCAATTGGAGTCGAGAAAAACCGCTCCTGTGATTAGCCAAGACGAATTATTTCGTATGTCGATTAACCGTAATTAGGTGTTCTGTTTTCAATAAAAATAATATACGAGTTTATTTTTATAGGTTTATAGGTAGTTATTTGGTGTTATATTCAATATGTTTTTCCCATTCATCATCGACTGACCAATATGCAGTGAATTCTTGAATCCAAAAACATAAAATATAAATGGACTGATCTCTTGATTTATAGTAAATCATATGATTTCTACCCCCACCAGTTGCACCACAATATATATAGCAAGGGTTGGTCTCCTTCAATATTGCTTCATAATTTTCACGCGATTTTGGAATTTCATAACAAGACAATGTGTTTTTAAATAAACTTCGAGGATTCACACTTTTTATCCAATTTTCAAACTTCACGATTTCTTCGTCGCTCAGTTGGTTATGCATTACATAAAGGTCATTCATAATTGTATTGTATAGTTGGTATGACTATTTAACAAATAGGGTTTTATTTCAATTTTATTTATCGGAAAGCAAACGCAAAGACACCCAATCCAACGAGTCCAAGAACTAGTCCGGAATGATAAAAAACCTGCATATTGCGGTACATTTCCAACCAAGCCTTGTTTTGCTCAGTGGTTTGAATATGATCCAACATCCAGTTTGTTTTGGGAGATAATATGTAATAAAAATAGTTGACTACAAATGCAGATGCGACAACGGTGCAAACCATAGATGTAGTGGAAACGCGCTCTTTGCGAATTTGTGTGTTATAAAAAATGATACAAACCGCCAATAATACGCCTAAAGCGTAACCTGTATAATAAATTGTCGAACGTTCCGACACAATATCCTGATACACACCTTGTAATCGATTCGGTAATTGAGATTGGTAATTTTGGATGGTTTGGCTAGTTCGCATTGCATTCAACATATAAATCTTGGACACAATGAACACCAAAGCAATGGAACAACTTAATGTGCAAGGACACTTCATTATAGATTATTTAGAGATAATGTCCAAGATTTATCCTTTGTTCCAAGATTTCTCTTTTTTACATCGAATCATATAAATAAGTCCCGCATAATACCTTTAGTAATCATTATGAAACTCATTAGTTTCGATGTAGGAATCAAGAATATGGCGTTTTGTCTTTTTCATTTGGAAAACCAAACATTGATTGTCCAAGATTGGGGCATTTTGAATTTAATGGACGACGAAAATGCACCCGTTTTTCATTGTAATTGTGCTCTGAAAAAAAAGAAGAAAGATGTGGAAGCGGGAACGTGTGGAAAAAAAGCGAAATACACGAAAAATGGCGACTACTTTTGCGAATTACACGCAAAGAACTCGCAATCTTGGACAATCCCTAAAAAAACTATGCAAATGTCTTCCATGAAGAAACAATGTCGTGACGATCTAGTTACTTTAGGACAAAGTCACGGGGCTTTTATAGAAGAGGCACCGCGAACCAAGAAGGATTGTTTAGCCACTTTGCAAACCCATTTCGAAAATATCTGTTTTGAACCCATTGTCCCTAACAAAACACGAACAGCGGGTGAAACCGATTTGATTACAATTGGTCGAAATATGCGCATCAAGTTGGATGAACGAAATGTCCAAGATTTAACACACGTAATTATTGAAAACCAAATATCCACTATTGCAACACGTATGAAAACAATACAGGGTATGTTGGCTCAATATTATATCATGTCGGAAGACCAACCCCAAATTGAATTCATATCATCGTCGAACAAACTGAAACACTTGGTTCCACCCACAAGTCTTGAAGGGAATGTCCAAGATGTTGAAAACTTGCCCGTAAAAAATGCATATAAACAACACAAAAAGGACGCCATCATATTTAGCAAACGTTTTTTAGAAGAAAATCCTGGATTAGGATGTTGGGAAGATGCACTTAATACATCCAAGAAGGATGATTTAGCAGATGCATTCTTACAAGGGATTTGGTATTTAAAGCAGGCAAAACTAATTACTTATGCGGACAACTTAAATATAAATCTTGTATAGTTAAAATAAGACGATGGAAGTCATTGATATTGGTTTAAGCGATCTCGAACCTGTTTCATTTAATGTAGAAGAAAAGGATGTTTCTACTCCGAAATCAGGTGTGAATTTCGGACCAGGTATTGAATTATTAATGAATGATAAAAAGATTTCGAGCACATCTTCCACCAACGTAGATTTAGGCGATTTAGACAGATTGGAAACGGAATTGAACGGATTGTCGGAAAATGCGAATAGTGCAGAGACATCCGATCCTACGATCAAGAAGGTCGGTGGTTTTGCCGATTTCTTCAGCTTTGGTGCTAAGAGCGATGCTCCTCCTCCCTCTCCTGCTCCCGTTGATGATAGTGGCTCAAAATTGGGGTCCGCTACAGCAGATGATGTCCATAGCACAACTAAAACTTGGGACGGTTTCGGTAAAGTGAATGATGTTCCAACTGCCGCCCCACGAATGAACGAACGTGAAAAGCGTAGAAAGAAACGTGCTATGATAAAAAAATTGGAAGAGTGGTATGATAAAGGTCACCTGAAGCATACTTCTCATTTTAATATGGATTCTGATTTTGACGAAGTAGAAGACGAATATGAAACCGCGATGGAGGACAAACGCAAGAAGGACAGTGTGAAATTACAAGGATGGTGGTTTACCACTTTAGTAAATTCTCTCGAATATGCGAACGCCGCATTCGATCCGTTTGGTCTTAATCTCGATGGTTGGGGTGAGCAAATTAATGAGGATATTGATAGTTATGAAGAGATTTTCGCCGAATTACACGATAAATATAAGGGCGGAAAGATGTCTCCCGAAGTATCTCTGTTGTTACGTTTGGGTTTTAGTGGTGCTGTGTTGAATATTACCAACAAGGCTCTTTCCACGGCTACTCCTGGATTTAATGATGTTATTCGTCAAAGTCCGGAACTGATGAAAATGTTTTCCAATGCAACTGCAGACACAATGAAACAATCGAGTCCCGGTTTTGAATTTGTGAATAGTGTGTTGCACCCAGAGGAACAAGTGGACAATTCTTTTGGTGTTCCCCCACAACCAATGGAGACTAAAAATCAAGGTCAAGTACCCCGACCAGGTATGCAATATACCAATCATCCTGGAAATCGTCCCGATATTTCCATGGGTCGTGGATCTATGTTCAATGAACAAGGTGTGGATATAAGTAACCAACATCAGAATATTTCTCAACAGCAACAAAGTTCGGCACCTCCCGTGCGTGCTGAAATGAAGGGGCCTCAATCTGTCGATTTGGAAGGCCTTCTTTCTGGATTAAAGACACGTGAAGTAAATATGCATCAACCTACAGAAGGTGGTGAAAACGACTCCATGGTAAGCATTTCTTCTTTAAGGGATGCACAAAACGGTCAGTTGCCTAAGAGAACCAATCGCAGAAAGCAGCGTTCTGATAAAAATACGATTTCACTCGATATTTAGACTGCACAATAGAGATAATAAACTAATATAAACACGTTTGTTTATATTATGTAACTATGGGTGAAGACGAAGTAAAAATATATCATTTAACTGCTGACTATAAAAAGTCCACGTATCAAACAGAACAATGGAATAATACATTGTCTAATGGGAAACGCGTTCGATTTGAAGTAACCAATTACTTTTATTGGGGCACATTTGAAATCGAATTAACAGACAAGGAAAAAGAAGAAATATTAAAAAAAGACAGCATTATCTTAAATGATTATCCTGGGGTGTCGGTGGAGAGCTTAGATGATGGGTGTGATTATTCAGATGAAATTTGTAACAAAGACACTTTTACACCAGAAGAGTTGAAGGAAATACACCGCCTTCTTTATTTAGATCCTGATGATAAAGAATCTTACACAAGTGACTGCGACGATATTGATGAAGATGTATTGCAACAAAATGATTGGTCAATGGACGATACGATTTATGGAATAGATACTGGATGTGAGTTGGAATGTATAAGTTGAATAAGCAAATAATAACGACCCCACTGTAGGAGGGATCTTAAGGGAACCTGGGTTTCCTTTACACGTATAACCCACTGTAGGAGGGATCTTAAGGGAACCTGGGTTTCCTTTACACGTATAACCCACTGTAGGAGGGATCTTAAGGG